CAATGTTCAAACTGTAGTGCACTCCCATGGTGAAGCCCACTCGGCAGCCCTCAAGTTCAACTTGGGGGGAGTGACGAGGCGTACGTTTCTAGGGCTGTTCCTGGTCGCGACTGTGGCTTTGGCAGCACAACCAAAACTGTTGTTCGTCGCTATTGGCACCGTGGTCAATCACCACAAGGTGGCCTTAGTAGGCGTATCAGGATTGATTGCAGCTGCCAGTGTAGCTACAGTTGACAACAGGTCCGGTCCTAGCATCGTAGATTCAATGGCCGCGGTTCAGATTAGGGACCACGGTTCATTGGTCCGCGGTGGTCCAATCCCCTCTGTAACCCTCCCGGGCTACGAGTCTCGACCAGCTACCCTTGGACCGAAACAAGGAGCCTGGTTTAGATACTCTTATGCCTGGAAGAAAATCAGGGAGAAAGGAGCCCAACTTTGTGGGTTGGGTTTGGCAGAGTGCATCCCCGTTGTGTCTAGCGACACTCCAAACAACGAGGAACGTGCTGTCATCCACCGTGCGTTAAACACAAAGGGCGAGCCCGATGGTGGGTTGTGGGCTGAGGTGTCACTGGTGCTCGAGCGTATCTTGCCCAGTGTCATCGTTCGGTCATCCAAGTTTGACATCTGGAACTCACGCTTCCCTGTTGCCCGGCAAAAGGCACAGAAGAAGGCACTCGACGAGTTTGAAACTTGTCCAGACGTTGGTAAGGTTAAAGCGGAGTGTGTCCGCAAGACTTTTATCAAACGTGAGAAATTGTTGAAATCCTCTCCCGTAGGGGTAGAAGATTTCGACCCCAGAGTCATTCAGGGCGTAGGTGATTTAGCCAACGTCCTCTTGGGACCCTGGATGTTTGCCTTTGGCAAGCACCTAGCCCGCACTTGGAACATGAACAACTGCGTAACATACGCTTCTGGTATGAACGCTGAAGACTTGGGTCAATGGATGACCTCTGTTGAAAACCAAGGCTTCACCCATTTCCTCGAGACTGACTACTCTAGGTACGACGCGTCAATATCTGTTGAGGCATTGACCGTTGAGCAGGCGGTTTACGACAGGATGGGGGTTGGTAAGTGGGCCAAGTTAGTCTTGACTCAGCAACTCTACGTGAGGGGGCGAACCTCTCACGGACACAGGTACGCGGTCCCTGGCACCAGGTGCTCCGGCGACCCAAATACGTCACCAGGAAACTCTATGTTGAATGCTGGCGCTTTAGTTTGGGCCCTTGAGCAGTTGGGCATAACCGATTACCGTGTTATTGTTCTTGGTGACGATTCGGTCGTGGCTTTGAAGCAAGCTGTGGCCGCCGACGAGTTCATCGCGCTGTTGGCGCGTTTGGGGTTCGTCGCACAAACCAAGGCCTTAAGAGATGCTGACTTGGTGGAGTTTTGCTCCGGGCGTTTCTGGCACTCCAGTGATGGACGTGTTTGGGGACCGAAGGTCGGCAGGACTCTTGCCAAGATTGGGTTTTCCGTCTCCCGACAAGACAAACCCAGTACGTGGTTCAAAGGGGTACTGCTTGGCATGGTCCAAGACTGCAAGCATGTGCCCGTGTTGTCCACGTATATCAGCCATTGCCTAGAACTGTTGAAAGGCGAGAAGGCTAGTGCGGTCCCTGATGCGCACAAGTTCCACGTGGCTCAAGGGCATAAGCCCTCGATTGACACGTATCAACAGTTCTACAAGGTGTACGACATGACGGCTGGTCAGTTGGACACTTTGAAGGCCGAAATACTACGCGTAACGACTCTACCTTGCCTGTTGGACAATCCGTTGTTCACTAGGTTGGTTGAGGTCGACGTGTAGACCTAGGCGTCTGGGCAGTCCGGGAAACCGTGGTGCGTGACGTACATCCCCAGGCGTATAGCTCGACTAGTCCGGAGAGTCAACTCCGTTAACAAACACCAAGTGGGCCTTAAAGTGCGATCAGCACAACTTGGTATCAAACAAAACCCTTTCAACCCGCCAC